TGACAATGCCACGGTCAGAAAGGGTGGCGCTTGCCTGCGCCACAGAAATGAAGTTGATATATGCACCGGGCAGAACCTTGTTCTGCACCAAGAAGGTGCCGCCGCCAAGGGCCATATTAGTTCACCTTACCTTTCATAAAAATCTTTGATCAGCCCATCAATCTGATCATGGGTGTATTCCTTCCCATCTTCCAAAAGGATAGACAGCAGATCACGCCGGTTGGCGTAACGCCTGAAGGTCAACACTTTTTCTTTGGGGAATACCACCGGGGCCGTGATGGGCGGTTCCTGTGCGGTGGTGGCTCTCTTTCTGGTAGCCATTCAATCACCCTTTCTTTGGCTCCACATCCACATCCAAGGTTTCCATTGGGGTTTCCTCGGACGGGCGGGATAGTGTCAGATTGAAGTTGACGAAGAAGTGAAGAACCCCATCTTCAACTTCATAACTCATGGAAGTTCCGTGAAGCACATCCCCATTGGGAAGGGTGATGAACTCCAAACATTCCATCAAATCCCCGGCCATAGTGAACAATTCAGCGTTGTTTCTCCCGCTGGTGGGAAAATAGTGAACATCCAGCGGGTTCCGGTTCATGAACCGGTTCTTTTGCAACGGGGAAATGTCAGGCTTCAGAACGGCAATGAAAAAACAGGGTTCTTTGAAGCCCTGTTCCACATCATTCTGATAGATTTTGTACCCGGCCCCAAAGGTGGCGTTCAGCTTCATGGAAACACCTTTGATGATTTCATTGATCAACTGAACACCCCCTTCAAAGCGTCATACAACATATCATTCAGAATGGACGGGGCCAAGGTTTTCACTTCCTGTTCGGAAATCGTCAGCATGAACCGCCCCTTCACCCAACTTGCCTTCAGGGTCTTTCCCAAGGCGGGAACATAGCGCCCCGGTGTTTGCCGGTGGCCGTATTCCACATAGGACGCATATTCCAAATTGTTGATGATGGTCACGGTGTACTGATCCCCATGTTTTTCAATGGGAAGGATCGTCCAAGCGTCACGCAAGGAACCGCCACGATAACCGGGCCAATATTCTTCCTTGGCTTCATCCGTGGCATACGGCGGAACCACACCAACAGGGGTTCTTTTCTTCACCTTATTCAGAAGGATTTGGGCAATCTTCTTGGCGGCATCCCGGCAAAGCCGATCCATGTCAACTTCCGAAAGCTGTTGAAGGCGTTCATCCAGCTTCTTCAATTCCCGGTAATCACACCGGCCCCATCTTCCCATCAGGCCCACCCCCTGAAGGGTTCAAGCATGATTTCTTGATGGTTGGAGAAAACACCCGGTTCACCGGAACGGGCATAGGTGAAGGTTCGTTCCATATCATTTGGACGGGTGACAATGATCTTACATCCTGCGGGAACCTTCACATCCGGGGAAAGGAACAGCTTCACCACCTGTTGGGCGGTTGCCACTTCATCCCCATTGGTTGAAGTTAATGTTTCAAAAGACAGCTTGCACGGCTGATCCTGAAGAAGCGGCTTTTCTTCAGAATCCGTCAGGTGGGTGACAGGATCGGTGACTTCCTCACGGATGAAGATAGAACACCGATCCTTCCACAACCGTTCCAAGGCGGTTCGCACGGCCTTATTTACCATACCAACCGCCTATAACGGTAGATTTCACCAATGCGCCCGTTGATCAGATAATCAATCAGGCTGTTCAACCTCTGTTCAGGGGTTGAACTACCTTCACCAAGGGCAAAGGTAATGTTGGTGTCACCTTCCTGAATGGATTTCACCGCCGCATCCAAATCAAACCCTTCAAGCTGTCCAGAACACTTCTTCATGTTCAGGTATTCGCCCACGGCCATAGAAACGGCCAGACTTTCCAACCCCTCCGGGATTTCGGAAAGGTTGGAAAGGTTTTTGATCCTCCATTGAACATTGGTCAAAACCATATCCAACAACGGATCATCAGCGGCCCCCGCCACGCCAAGGGCCGTTAGCATTGCAACCGCTTTATCACGCAACGGGGTTCACCGCCTTTCTTACGCCGCCGTGATTTCGTACCAACCCTTGGTCTTGGGGTTGTCACCGGAACCGGGCGTGACCTTCACATAGCCGATACCGGAAGCGGCGTAATAGGTCTTGTCGCTGGAAACCGTGGTGTCAGCGGTGACAGCGGCGGAACCGGTGATGATCTTCACCGCCTTGGCTTCATTGGTCATGGCCGCAAGGTAATACTTGCGGGAATAAACCGTGTTGCGGCGGATGTTGCCTTCACGCTCCTGTTCCACTTCCGTACCCTTCTTGTTGAACAGGGTAACAGCTTCCTTGGTGGCAATGACCACCTTGCCGGTTTCGGCGTTCTTCTTGGTGTAGATGTTGATACCGCCCACGGTGCCAACATAGCCCTGCTTGGCGTATGCTTCCACATACTTCAGATCGTCCTTCAGGGCCTTACGAAGTTTCGCCATATCAGCGGGGTTGACGAAGCCGAAGATGGTCACGCCTTCAAGGTTTTCCAGATTCAGCATGGCCGCACCATCCACAAAGGCATCAAAGCCAAGGGCGGTGGTCACGATGGTCATGGTGGCCTCGTTGAAAGCGCCGAAAATGTCAGCGTTCACGGTGTTGAACATATCCGTACCAGCGTGACGGGTGCCGGTGGTGATCACCATGGGATCGGTCATGGCTTCCTCGTCATAATACTGGAAGCGGTTCTGGGCCATCTGAATCCGGTATTCCTTCTCGGTGTAACCGGCTTCAATGGTCTTGGTGTTGCCGTTGCCCATGGTCAGCTTCTCGGTGCCATCGGTGGCCTTGTACTTGTGAATCTTGCGAACCATGCCAGCAACGCCGGTCAGGTTGTTGTCCACGGTGCAAAACTGCTGAAGATCAAGGTGGCTCTGGTACTGATCTTCAATTTCGTTGGACAGGAAAAAGTTATCGTAGCAAGTGTTTGCCATTACTCATTACCTCCATAAAGTTCTTTGTATTCGTCAGGATGGTTGACGGAATAGTTGTAGCGATCCAAGGGGTTCATGGCCTTCAGCTTTTCAAGGGTCATGCCGCCTTCAGCGCCATCACCCTTTTCAGCGGATTTGGCCCCCTTGAACTTGGTGCCGGTGGACTTCTCAAAAAGAAAAGCCGTGTCCTTGCCTTCCACCAACTTCTTGACTTCATCATCAAGGCCCTTGACGGTTCCATCCTCCGCCAATTCAGCCTTACCGATGAAATCAACCAACAGCGCCTTAACAGCGGTGTTGTTCTTGGCCTTTGCGCCGGTCAGGGCCAGTTCAACCGCATTGCTGATTTTCAGATTCTTCAGTTCAGCGGCGTGATCCGTGTCCTTCTTCTTGTTATCGGCCTGAAGCTGTGTGATCTGATCCTGAAGGGCCTTGGTGTCACCAGAAGCCTTCTTCAGCGTTTCAAGCTGGGTGTCACGCTCTTTGATGGTGTTCTTGGCGGTGGTCAGTTCGGTGTTGACCTCATTGAACCGGGCCTTGGTGACGAAGGAACCGTTCAAGCCCTCCATAACCTTTGTGGCCTGTTCTTCAGTCAGGCCCCATTCCAACAGCTTTTCTTTAGTCATTGTTGTTACCTCCAAAATCCTTTTTTACCGTGGGTTAGGAACCACGATTTTTCCGGTTCTGTTTACCGCCCACCACCGGGAAACGGCGAAAATGGTATGAAAAAACCCACCACCGGTTTCCCGGTGATGGGTCTGATCAACAATTAAGTTAGCGCGTCAATGATGATCCGATAGCGTTCACGGTTCGGCTTGTAAATGCCCCGCTTGTAATAACTCAAAGACGCTTTGCAAATATTTGTCAGCTTAGAAAGTTCCGTTACGGAAATGCCCCGTTCATCCATCAGCCGTTGAATTTCCGTACAGTCAACCGGGCCATCCAAGGCCGGGGCCGGTGTGGTCACTTCCGGGATAGAAAAACCGGCCTGTTCCAGAAATCCAAGCACATAGGGAAGTCGTTCGTTCCGACAAGTAGCGGCCAACTGTGCCGCTTTCATGTAATCGTCCGTGGTCAAGGCCCTTGCTTTCGGGATGATGGAATAACTTCCGGTTTTGCGGATTGCGGGAAGAACATCATGCGTCACCCAATGCTTGAAGCGTTTGGCGCTCTCCAACTTGCTTCCGAAGATCAAAGCATACAAGCCGGATTCATTGATGATACAGATATTTTGCTTTCCACCGGGGGTGTCCATTTCGGTCACCCCTCTATCTTCCGTGTCCACATGGGTTCTAACTGCCTTTTGCGGGTTTTCATACCCCAAGGCAACCGCCACATCCTTACCCACGAACCACGGTTCTTCCTCAATGGTCAGGGTTCGCACCTGTCCAAATTCAGGGTTGGTGAATACCTGAAGTTCATTCATGCGTTCTTCACCGCCTTCTGACCACGGGCAAAGCCCAGCTTGAACACCACGGCCATCAGTTTGAAGGTGTCGTGATGAAAAGCGTCATAGATTTCATTCAGTTCCTTCATGCGAAGATTGTACTTCCCCGGATGAACGCTTTCCACGCTCTTAATCAATTTTTCCATTGTAAAACCTCCATCAATTTTCACTTGATAGAAGTTCCCAACTGTGATAGAATGGATTTATCCAGTTGGGAAACCTCTGGTGGTTTAGGGTGTTGGTGTACTTTAGCGGGTAGCCAACACCCTATTTCTTTAGTTTGCTATGCTGTTCCTGAATTCCCTTCCTTACTACTTCAGATCGAGAAAGATTTTCAGCTTCACAACATTCGTCAAGCTGTTGTAAAGTCTGTTCATCCATCCTCACCCGAAGCATATAATCTTTGGGATTCTCTGAAACAGGACGGCCTTTTTTAGCAACCATTCATTCACCTTCTTTTCTGTTGCTACAACAATTATATATTGTAGCAACAGAAAAGTCAAGAGGTTTTTCAATATTTTTCATGGCATAGAAGAAGGGAACAGGTTTTCACCTGTTCCCTTGAAGATTGGACTTTGGCCGGAGCGTCACTCCCGGCATCTCTTTTGCCCACTACCAAAAGGCGTGCGGCGTATGGGAACGCTTTTTCCACCTCAAAGCCCGTTCTTATCCTATCTAAAGTATAGCAGTATTATTCCCGCTTGTAAAGGATTTTCTTGTTCTTCACATTCTTGTTCCAAGTGGTTTCACCAATTTGCCAGAAGGACAAGATGGAGTTTCGATATTCAGCGGGGTCACTCTCTACCTTTACCCGTAGAATCACTTTGAACTTTTCGCCATTTTCTTCAATTTCTTTCAGGATCACACCGGTATTAGGCTTATTCGCTTCCAAGATGTAATCCGGGTTTGCCAGAATATCCGCAATATACTTAACGAACTGTTCGTAATCTCCGGGGTGGCGTTCTTCAATATGCTGAATCCGTTCCGGGGTAATAATCACTTCATCGGTGGCGATCTCGTCCGTAATGCAACGGTATTTTTCTATATCAATGCGGCCTACCGTCTGCACATTGGAACCCTCACTTTTTACCATCGAAACTGTATTTTTAATTATACTCCCGATAGTTGCAAGGGTCAACCCATCTTTGGAACCGTTGTTCACAAAAGTTTTCTTCCATTCGGAATAACTCATATTACCGGGAACATAGTAAACTTTTCCATCCTGATCCCTTGCGGCTCTTTCACCCATATATTTTTCATCAATGGCGGGAACCGTAGTTCCTCGGCAATGTGGATGAAATGGGGGAACGGTGACTCCCGGTTGGAACTCCGACATGGGAACCACTTTTCGATCCATGCTTGCACAAAACGCACAGGTGATGGAATCCAGCGTTTCCAAAATCTCCACATTCTTAACGCCCAATTCCTTATAGGTTTCTTTTGCGGCAAGGGCGTTGAAATAGCTTGTTTCCGTATTTACAAGCCGTGCGGCCTGATACCGGGAAACTTTGAACTTCTTCTGAATGGCCGTGGTGATCTTGGCCGGGGAATCACCCCGAAGAAGGCCCTGAACCAATTCTTTTTGAAGTGTGTCAACCAGTTCTTGTTTTTTGAACCAACAACGATCCCGGAAGGTTCGCCCGTCCGTTGTCCAAGGCTTTGAAAGCAATGTTTCAAGTTTCTTCTGATCCAGCCCGGTAATATCCCAGCCAAGGCCCACACCCTTCTGAACCTCAAAAGCCGTGTGGGTGTAGCCATTGCCCACAACCTTCTTCAACAGGGCATCCAGACTATCAACCTGATTGCCATATAGCAATTCAAGCTGTTGTTGAATACCTGTCTGGACAGCTTCAAGGCGGGAAATGTGGAATCGGGCGGACGCATTTTCCAGCTTCTTCAACCATGCCGCATCCAACCCGGCCTGTTCACCGATCTTGATATACTGTTCAACGCTCCAATGAAATTCTTCAAGCTGTCCAGCAGTCAACCATTTCCGGGCATCGGTCAGGCTGATTTGGTTGTTCACCGCAAAACGGGCATACCAGCTTTCAATTTCCTTCTGAACGGAACGCTGTGCATCCAGATACAGTTCTTCCATGTCCTGAATGGTCTTTTGGGCTTCTCTGTGGGCGCTGTCCTCCAAGATGGAAAACCGCCCACGCCAATAATCCGCATTTCTCATGGGCCGTTCCTCCAATCCTGAAAAATGGTGCTGAAGGTGGGATTTGAACCCACACGCCTTGCGGCAACGGATTTTGAATCCGCCGTGTCTGCCTATTCCATCCACTTCAGCATAGAAGGCCACGCTGTTTCTTCATAGGGGCTTGCGCCTTGCTGAATTTTGGTTCCTTCCTTTGTGGCCATGGTAGCCCGTGCCGGGATCGAACCGGCGTTACCGCCGTGAAAGGGCGGTGTCTTAACCACTTGACTAACGGGCCATGATGGGCCGGGGAAGGGAATTTCACCCTTTGGCGGGTAGGAGTAATAGCACCCCGCCACACTCAATGTCTGCCCCGGCGTATATTGTGAAACGGCGGGGGTTATTCGCCCCCACCATTATCACCTTGGTTCGGGTTGCCGGTCTGGAAGGCCCCGGCGTATTCCTGTGCTTGTTCCATTGCTTCATCCTTTTCCTTACGCAACCGGGCCAGCTCCACTTCAACATCCGTAACCCACGGGTGCTGTTCCACAATGGTTTCCGTGGACAGAATACCAACGGACTTGGAACAGTTTTCAATGGATTCCGTTTCATTGATTAGAATGTCACGGTTGAACACGATCTGAAGTTCAGCGCCTTCATAATCGCCCAAGCCCCTGTTGCTGAAATCCTGATTGATGAACCACAACAGTTCTTCAAAGGCCGCTTGGAACTCGGTTTCCATGCCGTTTGCGTCAAGGTCAATGTCAGAATACATGGATTGAATGTTCATTTGATTGGGGTTGCCACTCAAACGATCATCCTTGGCATCGTAACCACGGGCATTTTCAATCAAGGACTTCTTCAGAAGTTCCAAAATGCCCTTGTAGTTCTCTGCATTGATTTCAACCTGAAGGGTTTCAACCCCGCCATCCTCACGAACCTTCACGGCTCCATAGGTGGAAAGGTTGTGGCGGAACTCACCAAGATTTTCACCGTCATAGTTCTTCAGAACCAGAATGGTGTTCCGTGCGTCCTCTTGCATATTGTTTTCAAAGTCGGAAATCATGGTGTTGATTCCGTCCTGAAGGGTTTTCACACGGCGGATCAGGGGGATTTCCTGTTTGTTATACTTGAAGGGAACCAGCGGAATCCTTGTCCAGTTGAACCCCTTGGGTTCTTGGCCTTCTTCCTCAACCATGAAATAGTTTTCGTGTTCACCGGCTTCCACATCGGCAATCAGCATATCATTTTGATAGATATACCGGTAAATGCCATCGGCTTTGAAGATTTCCACCTTCTCCACCTTTTCCTTCTGGTAGCCGTTCCACACTTCTTGGGTGTAGTAACGAATCGCACAATCAAGGATGGTGTGATCATCGTCAGCCCAAAAAGGAAGAATGTCATAGGCCGGGAAATGCTTGAAGGACAATTCACCAGCTTCATTGTAGTAAGGATAAAGCCAACCAAGGCCACCGTTCAGGGCATCTTCACAAACATATTTCAGAAGCCGGTAAAACCGTTTGTTAAAAACCTTGCCCAAAGCATCCGTGTAACCCTTATCCTGACAGTTCAGGGTGAAGGGCTTGCCCACAAGGTAGTTGGTTTTCTGATCCACCATCAGGGCATATTGGTTATCAATCAGGCGGTTGTTCGGAAGGTTCGTCACCACCTGAAGTTGACCGTTTTCACCAATGATTGTGCGCTGACGCTGAAGAATGTCATGCTGTCCTTCATAGTACAGATCACCCATAACCTGATCCTTGCGGCGCTGACTATTCTTCCATTCCTTGATTTCAGCGGCGAAGAACTGATTTTCAGTCATGCCGGTTCGCCCACCCTGAAGGATCAGGCGGTTGATACGCTCCATAGCGTTATCCAGAAACATATTCACTTACCGCCTTTCTTCATTGCTTAATAAACGCAAACACACGGAAACCGTGCGTTTTTCGTGTGTTTTGTTACTATCATGTTATTAGTCGAAGCTGAAGGCGGGGCCAACCAACATATCTTCCAGCCCGTAACGCATAGCGTCCATAAGGTGGTTGAAATCGTCAATGGGAACATTGATCTTGGCCCCGAACTTATCTTCTGCCCATGTGTAGTTTGAAATCTCTGTGATGAAGTTCACGCATCGGGGGTGAACAATGATGGTATAACCCTGAATGTACTGGATTCCGTTGTTCACGCTGTCCTTGCCCTTCCGGGCGGCTCTGATACGATGAAGGCCAGCATCCCGCAATTCATCAATGCTCTTGGGTTCGGCACAATCGGCCTTGATCCGTTCCTTACCGTAGCCCATGCCGGTGATCCGGTCACAGATTGCCCGGTTCGTCAGGGCCTTTTCATACAGTTCATCAAAAACCCAAATGGTTCTTTCCTTCTCACTCACCAGCCCACAGAACAGGGCCGTGGGATCGTTGGTATAACCGAAGTCAAGGCCGAAGGCACTTTTCACATCAGGCTTCTTAGAAATAGCCAGATAATCAAAGGCTTCTTCCCGCCAATTATCGAAAATCAGGCCATCCACAATGCCCCAACCCCCAAGGCCAGCCACCTTGTAGCGGCGGGGGTTGTTTTCCTTCATGGTGTTGAACACCTTCAAATCCGCCGTATCCAGCCATTCATTACACAAGTAATTGGTGGTTGTGGCGTAAATCTGCCCATCCGGGCTGATCCAGCTATCATGGAACTTGTATGTGGGGTTCCCTTGGGCATCCTTGCCGGTGACTTCACCGAAGAAGCGTTTCCTGATCCAATGCTTTTCGTTCCACGGGTTGAATGTCAGCGTGATTTGCTTAAACAGGCCGGTTTCTTCCGGGATAGCACCACGAATGGATTCATCCAGCATATCAAAATCAGCTTCATTCATGATTTCGTATGCTTCTTCAATCCAGCACCAGCACAGAAACCCTATTTCAACCGTAATTGAAGTGACCTTCAGGGGATCATCAAGGCCCCGAAAGTAAATCTTCTGACCGGTGGGAAGGTAGGTCATTTCAAGGGGGCTTTCCTTGATTTCCCAATAGGCTGAAACCTCAAGGCGGTTGATTGCCCATTTCAGTTCAGTGAAACAGGAATCTTTCAAGGTTCTGAACACCTTGCGAACCACAAGGGTATTGGCTTCAGGGTATTGCATCATCCGTTTGATGATGTTTAGGGCCGTGGTCTTGGATTTCTTGGAAGCACGGCTTCCCTTACACACCCGATAACGGCCTTTGAAGTTCCAGAAGGTTCCGTAACCCTTGCCAACCACTTCAGGAAGGTGAACCCGCTTGGCCTGTGGGCTAATCTTCAAGTTGATCATCCCCCGTGATAATCACCGGAACGGCCCCTTCCACACCTACCTTGTCCGTGAACATACCGTAACGCTTGCCAATCAGTTCAGCGGCCTTCAGCCTTTCCTTGGCTCCAACCTCTTTCTGCGTCAACTCTTGGCAACCGTCACCACACAGGATGGGGATTTCTTCAGTATGTTCACCCCGCATCACCGAAGTCAGGTATTTCATGACTTCTTCAGCATCAGCGATCTTGGCCGAATGAAGTTTTTCAAGTTCGGTTTCGATGTACGCTTTCAAGTCAGGTTTTGCAAGGTTTTCAGAACCCGTCTGCTTTGCGGTCTTGGGCGAATACCCCGCCTTGATTGCCGCATCCGTAGCATTGCCGCTGATCAGGTATTCATCACAGAACTTCCGCTGTCTTGGTGTCACAGGTATTCACCCCTTTCATCAGGCATAGAAAAAGCGCCCCGGTTTCCCGTAGGCGCAATTTCTTATTTACTATTCTACCGATTCTTTACTCTGTTTGAAACCGGTAGCACTCTGGTTTTCTCGGTTGTTTAGAAAGTCGCTGTTTGCCTTGGCAAAAGCAAGCAAACCCTTTCCGTGAAGTTCAAAAACCCATTGCATGGAATAATTCAGTTCTTCAGAAATATCTTCCCATTTTTTCAACTGAATATAGCGCCCGATCAGAATATTTTGCTGATCAAGGTCAGGAATCCGGTTGATCATGGTGAACGCTTCCTGTTTCATGCTCACAAGTTCATCAATCCGGGCATTGATCTTGGCTTCAAGGTCAATGATCTTGGTGATGGTTTCTTCAAGGGTATTCTTGGGGCCTGAAGTCTGAACCTTGTCCTGTTTCAGTTGGCTTCCGGTAGAAGTCAAGCTGGAACGCAAGGTTGCAATGGTGCTATCAAGCCGATGGATCAAACGATCCGTTTTCCTGATTTGGGCAAAGTATTCTTTAGCCTGTTGGGAAAGGTCTTTGTCATTCACTATGTAACACATCCTTTCTGGAATAAATGTTGAAGGGCATCAAACGCCGGTATATCAAGGGTTTTCGGAAAATTCTTCAACATTCAAGATCAGAAGCGCCTTCTTCACTATTATTACATTCTTCATATACTATATATTTTTTCTTCTAAATAATTGAAGTAATCTGTTGAATGTTGAATGTTGAAGGATTTCACAGAAAATCAAGGCATTGCAAGGGTTTCAGGGCCTTCAACATCATTCCACATATATTGAAGGCCGCTGTTCCAACCCCTACTGAAGAAGCACCTGTTTAGGTGTTCCGGGTGTTCCACTTCTCCAACTGCTCACCCCTCAACGCCAACGCTTCCAAGATGCAACCGTTTTTAGGGTGAACATAGAAGGTTCTGAACGGAATATCCGCATATTTCTTTGCAAGCGGGTTCAGCCGGTTTTCCTGAACCAAATCAGCTCCGCAAAAAGGACACGGTTTATTTTTCATCGTCATTCACCCGCCTATTCCATTGATTTTCCGCTATTTCTCTTATATCTGATCCGGGCGTTTCAACCCCACATTTTCTGCAACGAATCCAATACCACCCATCATTATCCAGAAAAAAGGGTTCTCCGCCACAGAAAGGGCAAGGCTTATTCATCATCGGTATTCCCTCCCGGTCTTACGGTCTTTGATTTCAATGCGGTTCAGAAGTTCAAACCCCGCCAAACGGGTGATGTACTTCAGGACGAAGATCAAGGTGTTCACCCGCTTCTGCTGTTCATCCTCGTCACGGATGATATTCTTTGTGCCGTGGTAGGCTGTCGGATCATGATACCCTTCAGCATTTTCCCAAGGTTTAGGCATCGGTTTTCCCTCCTTCTTCTCTGTACCATTCTTCAATGTCACACCCAATGTCCTTCAGCTTTTGACGGGCAAGCCACCCATCATCGGCTTGTTCCATCAGGTAATGTTCCCGTAGCTTCAAGGTTTCGGCATAGAACAGCTTCCACGCCAGCTTCAGACGCTTTGGGCCAAATCCAAATTGGGTGTGAAGCATCCACAGGATGGATGATTCTTTGTCCATGTCAAAGGCCCGATCATTTTCCACAATCTGTTTCTTGATTTCCTGATCCAAGGCCCGTTCTTCAGCTTTGTTGAACTGAACGGCGAAAATTTTACCACCGGACTTCTTAAACATCGGCATGGTATTCACTCCAAATATCATCGAAGCAAACCGGAATCAGGGCGTGAACCTTGTCCAACAGGATCAGGGCCACTTCCCGCATCTGCGGGTGTGCGGCGGGTGAACAGCGCAACTTCAGGAAATGCCGCCATTCACGAATGTTGGCCGTCATGACCACTTCCGTTTTCAGGCTGTTGGGCAGAACGGAACGGGCTTCTTGCGGGGTGGCTCCTGATTTCAACAAAGAAAAATAGCATTGTTCAGAGATCAGACAAGCGTTTTTCCATGCCCAATACAAATCAGAACCTTCAGGCCAGAAGCAAGGTTCAATCACCGTGATTTCCTCACCGAACTTGCCCTTGCCGTAGTTGCAATAGCGGGTGGATTCCTGACAGTAAGAAGCCATCCGGTGGCGGACGATCTCATGAGAAACCCCACGATCACAAATGAACTTCACCGTGAAGGAACAATGTTCCAAAACCGCTTCATGCCCACGCTTGATGATCCCGGCAACGAACTTTTCAGCGGAACCTTCCGTGATTTTGTCCTCGGACTTGTAGCAGACACGGCCACATTGTTCCAGCCGCTTCAGAATAGTGGCCCCATCAATCGGGGTGATGAACTGCACATCAGGCTTGATAATTTTCATTTTCTTCAACCTCCCAATTCATTCCGGTGCTGTGACCGGTAAGGATCGAACCCTTCAGGGTAACGCTGTTCCAGCTTTTTCAAGTTTTCTTCCATGACCGTATCAAGGTCAGAACCAATAGCATCACACAGAACGGCCAAATACCAAGCCACATCACCAAGTTCTTCAATCATGTGGCGCTTATCCAGTTCATGGCCGTGGAAGAAATGCTTCTTCACCTGTTCGGCCACTTCACCGGCTTCACCGCAAAGGCCCAAGGCACATTCCAGCTTCAGCCGATCCATGTTGGAACGGTCAGCGGTTCGCAAGGAATCCCGCATATAACGGTTAGCGTTCATCGGCGTGTTCCTCCGCTTTCAGATCGTCCAGTTCAAGAACCGTCATAATGGCGTAATTGGCAAGGTCAATCAGGGTATCACGGATAGATTCATCCTTTACTTCCTGAACCCCGGATTTGGTCAGGCTCTTAAACCGGGCCAGCTTATCCCCAAGTCTGATCCGGGGCATTGCCATTCCTTCTTCCGTGAAGGTCTGGTGAAAGCTGTCACCATAGTCATGATTTTTTCGTGCGTACAAGGCATTGATTTCCTTGCAAATATCGGAATGGCGTTCCGTTTTGGTTTTAGGTAACATTGAAATCATCCTTTCTTTCAGTTGAACCATTTGATCACCGGATCACCGGTGAAGCCCTTTTCCCACACATACCACGCATAGGCAATGGCGCTTTCCGGTTTCCCGGTCATATCACCGTTTTTATAACAGGCCAGCCGGGAACGGCTGATATAAACCTTTCGGGGGGGGGTACGCTTGAAGAACTCACCCCGTTTTTGCCCCTCCAAGAACTGAACCTTCAGGAACATAGCCACTTTTCCACCGGGGTGGACGCTTTCAAGCGCCCTTTGAACAAATTCAAGCCCCATTGAATACGGCGGGTTTGTGATTATATCGCCTTCAAAATCGTCCAGCGTTTCCTTCAGGAAATCCAGCGGTTCAGGATCACCGAAGCCCCGGTAAATCAGATCGGTTGAAATGACTTCATAACCGTGGGCCTGAAGCACCTTGGAAATATGACCTTCCCCACAGGCCGGTTCCCAAATGACCGGGGAAAACTGTTCCAGTTCCAGAAGCATTTCCACGGCCCTTGGATCGGTGGCGTAGTAATCAAATGCTTCTCGTTCTTCAGGAACATGGTTGGAACTGCCTAATGTGGTGAACACCTTCTTGGAACCACTCATTCTGCGCCACCTTCCATTTTCTTTTGAAATTCTCTATATTGCCGGGTGTATTCATAGGATTTTCCAAACACATGAATAGCGGCTCTATAAAGATTTGGTTCAAATTGTTCAGCAACGGCAAGTTCTCTTTCAAAAAACTTTCCAAATGGGCAACAAGCGCAACCTGTCCGATCAAGTCCATATTTGCAATAACAGTCAGAATGAACAATCCCAAACGCTTCTTCATACGCCTTTTTATCGTCCTTTTTGAACCAAAAGATGGGCCTAAACTGATCCGCTTCACCGCAAATTTCATCAAAACATGACTTGTATGCGGTTGATCTGATTCCACCTTCTGCCTTTCGTACCCCTTGAATAGAAAGATCGGGATTGATGATTTTTTCCACCATCTTTGCCGTTCCCTTTTTAGCTCCATCACAGCATCCCGACGATATGGGGAAATCTGGTGGATTGGCAATCATAAATTCCTTTAACCATTTCCGGTTTGAAATGTTTAATTTGGACTTTTCGCCCCATTGGTTACACCACCAGCGCAAGGCCGATTTACAACGGGGATATTCCGCATATAGTTCTTCAAATGGCTTATCTTCCCACTTAAACCCATGCTTCTGAAGGCGTTGAATATTATTGCTGATCTTTTTGCTTAAAAAGGGAACCCCATATTTTTTAACTCCAAGGGGAACCGGAATTTTAGCCCGATAGCGTTCAATCGTAATTCCATACTTCTGTTCCAAATATTCCAAGTGGCGTTTTGTAGCGGCAAATTCAAGGCCGGTATCAAAGAACGCATAATGAACTTCACTTAATGGGTAGCCAATCCGTTCCACCAGATCAAGGACAATATCGGAATCTGCCCCACCACTTACGCTGACCATGATTTTCGGATACATGGTGAAGGGATGAACTTCAGACTTCCCACCGCCATATCCATGAATTTTCCCCCACGCCTTCACAAACGCATTGCACATTTCAAAGGTCATGTTTTCCTTGGGAACGCTTTCCAACAGTTCCGTCATACTATCAAAAATCTGAATCATTCCGCATCCTCACTTTCTACAAATACCCGGCATTTCCCAAGGCGGCTGATCCACTTATCCACGATCACCAAGCCACAACGCTTGGTGATTTGTCTGGAAAACTCGATGTTGGAAAGGGCTTGGAAGTTGTTTGCAATGCAATATTCCTTATACTTCCGATAAACCGTCTTGGTAGGCTCATTCACAATGGAATCCAGCCCAATTTCTTTGATAAACCCAATGATGGGGTTGTTGTTTTCCTCGTATTCGTCCAACTGCCCCTGAACTCTGGTGGAAGTAGTGAACTGTGCGTTCCCAAGAACCCGCTTCAACCCCTGAAGGCCAAGCAAGGCCAGATATTCCATAGAATCCTGTTCACACAGTTCATCCTTGATGAACGGGCGGAAGTCAGCATCATTGGGGGTGAACTTGGCATCGAAGGGAACAATCACCAAACGCCGCTGAACGGCTCCGGTTTTGTCCTTGATACGGGGGATATTGTTGGCGCTGAACAGGAACTTGGAATAATTGTTGAACTCAAAAGGATCTTGGCCTTTGCGCTCCACATTCACCCGATCACCCGTGACCAGCTTCTTGAACACGGAAGCATTGGCAATAAATTCATCACCAATATCATCACCGATGTTCGCCAGCTTGCCGAACAGTTCAGCGGTTTTGAACCTATCGCCCAATTCCTTCAGGTCAAGGGAAGCAATGTTCTGATCCCCAAGAAGGTTCTTCACCACATGAAGAAAGGTGGATTTGCCGTTGCTCTTATCGCCAATCAGGATGAAGGCTTTGCCAAGTTCATTGCGGCGGTACATACAATAGCCCACCATTTCTTCCAGCAAGGCCCGGACTTCAGGATCATCACAGGCCAGCCGGTTCAGGGTATGATCCAACAGATCATCATGGGCGGCGGGGTTGTACGGCCACGGGATTTTATTTGTAATGACCACATCCGGGGTGAACTCTTTGAAGGAACCATCCCGGATATTGTAAAGGCCGTTGCTGAAAGCAATGATATTCGGGTTGGTGGCCTTGGTGTTTTCCTCAATCATGATTTCCAGATAGGACAGGACTTCCGAACGCCACGCCCGTTTCAGGTTGCTGATCAGCTTGATCATGGCCCCTTCAATCTCACCGGCACCGGAAACATAGATACCATCTTTGTAAATGTGAAGCTGGTTATTGATCTTCACAATATGGTTGTTGTTCTTTAGGTAGGTGGCGAACTTATCAAACAGGAAGGTTTTATCCCGGAAGAAGGATGTTTTCTTGAAGGCATCATCCCGAAGGATCACATCAAGTTCCTTGTCGGAAAGGGGCTTCTTCAGCACATAACGGTTAATCAGCCTGATACATTCACGGGCTTCTTCCTTGGTGAAATCGTCACTCTGAAGGGTCAGAATGTAATTGAACAGGGTTTGGTTCCGCCCATCACCTTCCCCAAGGTTCGGGAAATCATAGTTGCTTTTTACTGGGGTCAGCCACTTGGGAAGTTCCTGAATCTCCCCTTCAGGGAAGTCATACAGAATGGGCCGTTCCACGCCACCGGACTTCAAGATTTCATAGCTGTTATTGGCTCCAACCTTTCCATCCGTGGTGATACCTACGGCCAAGGTGCATTTCGTCCAGCTTTTTTTAACACCACAGTTCTTGAACAAGAAGTGTTTTCCCCGTGTGGTGGCGTACACTCTGCACTTCAGTTCTAAATCCTGAACAATTCTGAACAAAAGTTCAGATGTTTCCGCATCGTCCACATCAATCAGAATGGTTTCTTCTCCAAGAATACCGGCGTATTCATCAAGGTCTTGGACTTCTGAACGGGTTTTCAGTTTTTCAACGCCTTTGAATTTTTCAAGGCATTGTTTATTTCTGGTAGGCACATAGCCCCTAAACAGTTCCATGCTTCAACGCTCCCCCCCCCGAAAGGTTTTATTGTTCATCGTTCCACCCCGAAATCTTTCAACCGATCCCAAGCAACATCAATGTAATATTGCTTGTCCAGTTCATCCGGGATAGGAAGGTTGGTCACATCATCATTGATGAAGAAACAATGATCCGGGGTGTTGCCGAACTTTTCAGGGTTCTTTTCCCGGCCCTTGACGATTTTCCCGGAAACCTTGAAGATTCCGCCCTTGCTCTGATCCTTGGAAGCGAACACCCGGAAGGTTTTATCCGTCTGAACCTCACCGCCGCTGAAGCGGGTGATTTTCTTAGAACGGCCTTTTTCATCCCTGATCTTGGCTTCCGTAATCACCGGGGAATAAAGGGCATATTTGTACTTGCTGGACACCTTCACAACCTTCTGAAAATCTCGAAGATTGGAACATTCCATGATGGTTGTTTCCGGGCTGATCCCCTGAAGGAAATAGTTCACAATGGCCCGGTTGACAATGGGAAGGTCATAATCCAGATCAGACAGCTTTTTGACATAGGCACCCTTGCACTTCCAGCGGGGTTTCCCTTTTTCATCACGAAGCGGCCCGGAAGGAATAATGATGTAATTGTTCACATCTTTCTGATACACCTTTTGAAATTCATCAAATTCAAGGCGCATCCCGGTTCTTTGCTCCCACTCCCAACACAGATCGTCCAGCATTTCAAAATCTTCATACCGGCGAAGTTTGACCAAAATACCATCCGTGTTGCTCTGGATGATTTCACAATGATCTTCCAGCCGTTCAATCAAATCCAGAAGAAGAAGCTGACCGCCCACACAAACATTGTTGGCTTGCCGGGGGTCATACATGGCATTGTGCTTATCCTTCATAGCGCCATAGGTGCTGTTCAGAACAATCTTGTAAGGCTGTTGCATGGGGTTCTTCTCCGCCTTCAGCTTCAGGCGGGTGTGGTAAATTTCCGCATACTTGGAAGGATCGTGAACATTGCGGGAAAGCCACTTATAAACCAGCATCAAAGACGGGTAATAGGAAGCCACATCCACATTGACAAACCAACCTTCCCCGTGATATTTGGGAATGGCCCCATGAAGGCCACCCCAAGCGAACACATGGGGAACCCCGGCCACATCCAGTTCAAGGGTTTTGGAATAATCACGGTTCAAGGGGTTCTTGTACCAATTCAAAACTTCCGTGTATTTTTCGATCCGCAAGCTGGGCGGGAACTCAATTTCAAATTCATCATTGTGTTCCCGTTGAACGGCCCCAAGGATTTTGGCGGAAAGCTGTGCTTTGGTGCGGCCAATGTCAGAAATGGGAAGGTGGAACGCCTTCACAAGTGACATTTGGGCATCAAATTCATCTTCCTTCCGCCGCAACCACACTTCCACCGTCTGTTCCACATCATGGCGGCAATATTTGACCGTTTCGGCCAACTCTGCTTCAGTTAAAGGCCGGTCAATGTCGAAGGGAACAGAAGTTTCTTTAATGGAATGGCCCATGAACGCTTCCAGCGCTTTCAGGCTGATTGGCGGGTTCGGCATCACATCATAATTGATCAGCGGGTATTCTCTGAACAGGCTTGAATATCTGTAACCGGGTTTATCCTCTGCAATGATCCAATCATTCACAGGCTTTGGATCAAACCCACACAGAATGGCCTTCAGGATGTACTGATCATAGTTCCGGGAATTGTAACCGGCCCAAATCACACCCTTGTGTTCCTCATAGAAGCGTTTCAGCTTGTCGGGATCGTTGATAATCACGGTTTCTTTTCGGGCGTTCAGGTCGATCAGGACAACCAGCCAGTCATATCGGAAAACCTCAAAATCATAGAAGATCATCAACTCACATCCTTTCAGCTTTTGTGAAATCGGTCAGCGTTTCCGCCTTATCAGCCCCGCCACGGGAAGGCTTTCACTTGGGGCCATTCCGGGGCTTTCGCCCCGGCTTGAAAGTGAACTTTCAAAAATGGTTCGTGTCCTAAAAGACACTTCCATTGTAAAAAATTTTGGGTCAGTTTTCAACCTCAAAAACCTCCTCAACAGTGATGGAATTGAAGCGGGAATCATCATAGTCCACCGCATATTCCAAGGTTCCATCAATAGCTTCCGCCACATCAAGAACAAGCTGGGCAAACTGCTTGTAGCTGGTGAAGCTGATAGGAACACCGGAATCCAGCTTTTCAAGGAAGCCCATAGCGGAAGCGATCATGTTCTTGTCATTTTTGGTGCCGTAAAGGACACGGTTCATGAAAAGGCGCTGGTTCTTGAACTCACCGGACAGGATTTTGAAGGACACGGCCAGCATGGGGCGGTTGGGATCGGCCTTGGTGCCTTTGATCTCCATGCTTTCCAGCTTCACTTCATACTTGCCAGCGGGAATGGTGGGGAAATCACCGCCGCCGTTCTTCTTGGCATCCTCCACATCAGCCTGAAGGCCCTTCAGATCAACAGAACGATCAATCTTGTCAAAATCAATAGCCATAGTTTTTTACCTCCAAAAATGTTGTTTTTTATATTTGGTTGGAAAGAATTTTTCCAATTTCCCTAACTGCATGGGCGATCTTCTCACGGTTTATCCGTTTTTCTTGAAGAACACCCGTGATAACTGCGGCTTCCGTCTGAATGTCCTGAAAGGCTCTGTGATTGCTTTCAAGGTCAGCTTCATAGGAAGCAAGGTCTGTGTTCTCACCGGCCTTGGCCGATCTGACTTCTTCATCAGCCTTTTCAGCGTATTCCCGGAAATACTTGGCCGCTTCATAACCCATGTATTTTTCAACCAGATATTCAAAATCACGGGCCTTGAAGATGGTTTCAGGCTTCCCGGCAATCATCAGCACATCAGCCATTATTCTTCACGCTTCTTCCGGGTACGGCGGGGCGGGTTAGCATCCGTCTTGGGTGCGGGTTCCTCTGCCTGTGCCTTGGGGCGATCCCACAGGGGGGCAACCATCGGGGCCGCCTTCCTTGTGGCAACGGTGGCCAGCGTCAATGGACGGACAAAGGGGGATTTCCGGGTTCTGATCGTGCTGTCTGAAAATGCGCTCACCGTCCGGGCATTTGGGAAGATCGTTCCAAGGCGGGGTGTCACCGGTGGCCGGTTCATCAACAGGAACAAAATCATCCTTTTCACCGCCGCCCGGTGTCCAAGTTCCATCAGGATCACCACAAGCCGCCTTTGCCGCATCTTCAGCCGGATCATAGTTACCAGCCGGGGGCGGGGTTACAGTCTTGACCTTTCTGCCCCTTCTGCTGGGCGCTGTGGTGGGCGTGTCGGTGATTTCAGGTGCGGGGGTAGCCGGGGTATTGCCGCCACGCTTCACGGCTCCTGCGGCCTTCTGGTTGGCTTCCTCGTAGACTTCACAGAAAGCGTCATAGGTCAGCGGGATTTCCTTATCACGGACAGTCAAACGGCCACCGCCGAAGATCACTTCAGAAGTCTTGAAAGACAGCACCCGTTCATCATCGTCCGCCACGATACGGGCCACCAGATCAACCATACCGGCCACCTTGTTTGCCACCTTATCCTGAAGGTTCGGCTTGATGGAACTGATCTTATCGCCGCCCTTGCGGGTCAGGTCACGGCTTCTGTCCTCATGGCTGATCAGGATGATGTTTTCATAGTCCAGATTCACAAGCCGCTTCAGGGTGTTCAGGAACTCACTTCTGACCATATCCCACGCACGGAAGGAATCATCAGATTCATGCTTCCAGCCCTGACGGTCACAGATGTAAACCCGGCACGATTCATAAACATCTTCCAGAAGGTCAACCACGATGGTTCGGAAATCGTTCTGTTTCTTTTCCAGTTCGGTAACGGCATCCATGAACACTTCATAGGCCAAACGGCGCTTGGTGATACGGCCTTCCACCGTAACGGTGTCACGAATGGCGATATAAGGGGCATCCACAAACTTGATGTTGCCATCCGTGTTCAACATCAGGGGATCGGGGAACTGATTGGCAAAGAAGGTTTTGCCGCTGAAGGGTGCGCCGTAAAGCCACACAACCTTCTTCTTGGTGGCGTTCAGGTCACGGCGTTCATTCTTGGGAAGTAACATATAATCCCATCCTTTCTGACAATATTCTTCATACTCACACCATCCGCAAAAATGGTTTGGGTTCTTGGGAAAGTCTGTGGCTTCAACCATGTGCTTCACATCGGTCAGGAAGTCCACAATCTTCATGGGGTTATACTGAACCGGCATCAGCGTTGGTTCAGCATCTTTCAAGGCCGCTTGCAAGCGGTCACGGAATTGGGAAAGGGTTTCGGTGCTTTTCTGCCTGATCTTGGGCTTGGGAACAATCAGGAAATACATATTTCTGATCCGGTGGCCGGGATGGGTCAGTTCATACCAATACTTGTATTCGTGAAGCTGACCGGAAACGGCGTAGTTCTTGGCGTTGTTGGAATACTTGAAATCGTACAGATCAAACGCTTCAAATTCATTCAAATCTTCACCAGTGATCAGGCCATCCAGCTTCAGGCCCTTCCCCACGGGAACCAGATAATCCATAAAGCCGATGAAATCAGCGTTCCCGATTGGAAGTTCAAAGGTTCCGCCCGGTGGCAACATGGCCTTTGCCTTGGGGATCATGGCTTCCAACTTCATCATTTCATGAATGTGATCATCCGTCAGAACCGGGAAGCTGTTCTTGTAGAAGTCAAGGGCTTGTTCAACCCCTTCTTCAATGCCGGTGTGAAGGGCGGTGCCAAGGATCAGGGCGTTGTCTGCGTCCGTGTTCGGGATCGTGTCTATCCCTTCCACATATCGCAAGCGGTATTTGTATGGGCATCTATCAAAGACTTCAACCCGGCTGTGGGAAACTCGCATTGTTTCACCCCTTTCACAATAGTCTTGAAGGCTTCAAAGCCTTCCGGGTAAAGGATGAACCCGAACCCCTGTGAACCGTTGATTTGGGCCAAATTACGCTTCTGAAGCACAGATGGGGTTCCATCGGTGGCCTTCAGCTCCACTTCAAGGGCAATGCCCTTCACGGTGATCCGCATATCGGGAAGGCCGCTTTTCACATACCGGCTTCCACCCCAACGCTTTTCATAGAAGCCACATGGCGGGGCGCTCATGCGGTCAACAGGTTCACCCAAGGGATATATCCCTTCAGCTTCCAGCCATTTCTTCAGGCGATTTTCAAAGTTTTTTTCACCGGCCATCGGCTCACCCCTCCAACATCTGAATCAGGCTGTGAATACCTCTGACTTGGGTGAAGCCCTGAATTTTACCCGTTCCAGCGTAGAATTGGAACAGTTTATCATCAGACTTCCGCCAACAATGGAAATGTCCGGTTTGCTCATTCTTCAGTTGGTATTCAATGCCGTGGGCTTCAAACTGCTGAATGGCATAGGCGATCCGGTCGGGGTTCTTTGCAACCCGTTCTGAATGAACCTGTTTGGCATGATCCTTCAGGGCATCCCACACTTCATCCCTTGCCATCGGCCCCACCGCCCTTCAGGGTAATCTTCACATAACCGGCTTTGGCGGTGGTCTTGGAACACTCGGAAGCAATGTCCGGGTATTTCTTCTTCAGCTTGGTGGAATCAATGCTGGTGGCATTGGTGGGCTTCACAAGGGTAAGGTTCAGAACATCGGATTCAAACTTATCCACGCCGAACTTCACCATTGCTTCATACAACTTAGCCTTCATTTCCTTTTCCTGTTCCTCAATGGCCTTCTTGTGGGCGGTCAGAGAAGCAATGGCATTCAAGGTGGCAAGCTGGGTGTTCTTGAACTCCTGAAGGGCCGTTTCTTCATCGAAGGTGGCCGAACCACAGGCGTTCGGGTTTTCCTGACAGGAATCAGGGCAAGTGTGGAACTCCGGGCATTTGTGGCAACACCCATCGAACTTTCCACGGGGGCAAGCATTTTCACATTTGATCATTTTTCTGGTTCTCCTTTCAGATAAACATTCAACTGCTTCAGGCCGAAGGCGGAAGCGGCTTCATGGTTGTCAAAATAAATGTCGATCTGGTTTTCACCGTATTTGTCAATCACCCATTGGGCGGGGCGATCCTGAACGATGTATTCACCCAAGCCTTCCACTTCCACCACGGTTCCCAAAGGAAGCGGGGAAGCACAGGAAACACCGGCCTTCAGTTCCACACCAGCGGCACCATACACAATGCCGTTGGGCCGGTTCTTGGCCCATTCGCCGCAACACTTTTCACAGGAACAATAGGCGGTAATTCTGAAACTGCCCAACAGCACCGGTTCAGGTTCGGCGGGTTCTTCCACCAGCGGGGTTTCCACCGGCTCCAAGGTCACATCCGGGATCACGGCGGTAAGCTGATCCGGTTCAATGGGGGCATCCGGGGCCTTGCTGTTGACAGCAGAACAGCGCCCAAATACAAACCCCATTGCAAGGCCCATCAGAAGGGCCACAAGGAACATCCGCCTGAACCGCTGGTTAAGGGCTTTGCGGCGCTGTTGCCGCTTGCTCATACTTTCTGAATAGTTCATCGGTATAGTCCTTTCTCATTTCCAAAGTGGAAAGAATATCTTCTTCAACCGTTCCCGGACAGATCATCAGGTAATAGAAACAGGGCCGTTCTTGCCCAAGGCGGTGAATACGCTTTTGGGATTGCTCCCACAATTCCGAACCTTGGGGAAGGCTGAAGTAAATGATTTTGTTGGCAAGCTGGAAATTGCCGCCCATTGCACCGGCTTGATACTGAATGAAGGTAATGCTGTTGTGCTGGTAGCGGTAAGCATCCAAGTTCTTTTCTTCACCGGAAAGCACAGACACAGGCCGGTTCAGGCCCTTGGCAATCCCCTTCAGGCGTTCCATTTCTTCCGTGAAGTTATAGAACACGATCAAGCGATCTTCCGTGCTGTTCACCAAATCCCGGAAGGCTTCATAACGGGCCGGGTTGTATAGGGCGCAAAGCTGACGGGCATAAAGGCGGCGGGTCAAGCTGGTATCGCCAATCAGTTCCCGTTCACAATGGGCATTGGAACCGTAGAAATCAGCATCCAGTTCAAATTCACCAAGGTTGGCGCTGTCAATCGCAACATAGCGATCATTCCAGAACTTCCAATAAAGGGGCGAAGGGCGGGTTTTGACCTTGATCCAGTTCCGTTTTGGAAGGCTGATTCCGGCCTGTTCGGTGGTCATGAAAACGGCCCCGTGTTCGGCCAGCTTTAGCTTCAGCCGGTCAACATTCTTATAGCCGGTAATCTGTTGCCGCCAAAAGCCATCGGTTTCCACCCATTCCGTTTGAATGTACTGCTTCCAGAACAGTTCTTTTGAAATCTTCCACCCCAACAGTTGGCATTGGCTCCACAGGTTTTCATACTTGCCGCCCGTGGGGGTGCCTGACAGAAGGATCACATTATCCGGTTTCAGCCCAAGAATGAACTTTGACCGTTTGGCGTTCTCGTTCTGGATCAGGGAACTTTCATCCAACATCAGCGTGAAGCCGGTCAGGGTTTTCAGCACATTCCGCCTGAAGGTCAGTTCGTAGTTGATCACGCCAATCATCAGGGTTGGAACTTCATGCTGAACCTGTTCAAAGAACCATTTGAAGGTTTTGGGGTTGGTCAGGTCGAACACACAATTCCGGGTGTAGTGGTCTTGAAAATGTTCAATCCAGTCTTGAACTTTTGAACATTGGCACACCACCAGATTGATCCGCTTGTTCAGCTTCATCATTTTTTCGGAACCAACAAAGGTTTTCCCAAGGCCCATATCAAGGTAATAGGCCACCCGGTTCTTCCCCTCGGTTTCATCAAGGGCCTGTTGCTGGTGCTGAAACAGCGTGATCATAAGGTTTCAGGCCCTTCAATCATGGAAAGGTAATTTTCCACATTCACACCACGGGAAAGAAGTTCGGCCTTCATAGCCATTCCCAAGGGGCTGTTCAAGGCGTAATCACTCACCTGTTCCGGGGAAAGGGAAGTGATGTTGAACAAGGACTGTTTCACCAACTCGGAATGACCGCCACCGAAGGGATCAAAAGGGCAACAGTCAGGGGTGGCTTCAATGTCACGAACCACCATAGCTATCACCACGCCGGGGCGGTTCTTCAGCATCTTCACCGTGTTCAACAGGTGATCGGTTTCCATTTCTGCGGGGCGGAAAGCCTGTCCACCGGCTCCGATCCACAAGGTTCCATCAAATCTGGTTTTCATTGCTTTACTCCTTTTCTAAAAATCAGGCCGTAAGGCCGAAGAAAGAATTGAACTGATCAGCACCCACATAATCACGGAACTTGGTGGGGTTGATATAGTAATTCCAGCAAGCGCCGGTTCCGGGAACAGCGTTCCCGAAGGGAAGAAGGCCACGCTGAAGGCCGATTCTGACGAACTGATCAGATTTGCCCATGCACCGGGCGGCTTCCTTCACGCTGATCTTCTTGATGGGCGGTTCCGCAACCGGGGCGGCTCCATAACCCATCAGGTAATCAAAGGATACGCCGGTGGCATCGGCAAGGGCCTTGATACGGTCAGGGCCGGGGGTGTTCTTCCCGGAAAGGTATTGGCTGATAGCGGCCTTGGAAGCCCCGGCCTGTTCAGACAGGGCGGATTGGCTCATGTTGGTCTGTTCCATAGCGTTCTTCAGACGCTCTGCAAAAGTGGTCATTGTGCATACTCCTTTCAAACAGCTTTATTGGGTTATCACTCTTGTTCTTCAAAGGCCACTTCACATTCTCCACAGAGAACATGAACTTCCTTGGTGGCCCGGATGATGGTTCCGCAACAGGGGCAAACATACTTGCGGGAACTTGATCCCCCCCCCTTCCGGGAACCCTTCAGCGGATTGGTACGGGGCCGAACCAGACAGAACCCGGATTTGCCAAGGGATTTCACGAAGGCTTCAGCTTGCGGGTTCAGGGCGGTTTTGTGCCATCCGTACTTTTCGCCTTTCTCCACGGTCAGCCCGTGGGCTTCAGCGGTTTCCTTGAACTTCCGGTTGTGGTAGGAACCAGAACGGGAAGTGTCTTGAACATTGTCCTGAAGGTTCTGAAGGTGAACCATTTCGTGAAGCAAGGTTCCACAGGTTTCTTCAAAGGGGCGGTTCAGGTATTCGGCACACAGGTTGATTTCGTAATAGCCGCCTTCCTTAGTGCCGTCTTGCCACGCCTTCCAACCAGTACACCACCCATAGGCCCCACGGGTATGATCCGGGGAAACGGTGATCACAGGCTTTTCCAGCTTCCCTTCAAAGAAGGCTTTGTTGAACTTTGAAAACAAGATTTCAAGTTCATCAATGACCGGTTTCAAACTGACTTCATTCATGGTTCTTACTCCTTGCGGTGTCTTTTAAGACACTTTCGCATCAAAAAAAATTCCCACCGGGGTTTCAAGGTTCAGAAAATCCACAATCTTCTGAATCTCGCCTTGGGTGAACTCCGAACCCCCATTACACTTTCGGTAAAAGGCGGATCGGGAAATCCCAAGGACTTCACACAGCTTGGCACGGGTGACACCCCGAACAGACATTTCATATTCCAAGCGGGCCTTGTTCATTCGCTCACATCCTTTCTTCAAAAATAGAACAGCCAAAGCCCCAACAAGCAATTTCCGGGCGGTCATACCTTTTACATGGGGATTGATACCCAATACCCGAACCCATAAACCGGGGGGCGCTCATGTTGTCGCTGTTGCCCTGCCATCATCAGCACCGGTGGGGCAGTTCCGGTGGACGGGCCATCAGGCCCGTTTCGGCTTTAAGAATTGAAACATCCTTCTCCGATCACTGCGAAGTAATGCCAACGAAATTCTTCATCAGCTTTAAGAAGGCGAACCTTGATCCCAAATTGGTGCATACCGCTGAAGCGCCTATCGCAAGCCCATTTATGAATTGCAATTTCTTTGGCTTCTTTGGCGGTTTTCGCTTCAACATGGATGATCCAACTTTGTTCCCCGCCTTTCTTTGTATAAAAACGAACTTCATAATACTTACTCATATCTCATATACCCCTTTCGGTGTCTTATTCGCTTTTGTCGTGTCCTTTAGGACACCATCATAGTATCACACCCCTTGTCGCTTGTCAACCCCATTTGTGGATTAAAAGAAACTTTTTTTGTTTTTTCGCTTTAGGGGTTGCAAAAAAGACACATTGCGGTTATACTGTTGTTACTAACCGTGAAAGGGGTGTTGATGTGGCTGATTTGACTATGGGCCAAAAAATCAAGGCTTTGCGTGAAGAAAATAATCTTACTCTTGAACAGGTGGGCAATGCTGTTGGTGTAGGTAAAAGCACCGTTCGGAAATGGGAAAATGGGATTATTGCCAATATGCGCCGTGATAAAATAGCAGACTTGGCGAAAGTTCTTCACACCACACCGGCCTATTTAATGGGCTGGAAAGAAGAAGTTGAATTGGATAACCTATTTAGAATTGAAAAGCGAAAGTTCCCATTACTTGGGAACATTGCTTGTGGAACCCCTATCTTTGCCAACGAAGAAAAGGAACTGTATGTGGAAGCTGGTGCAAACATTCATGCTGATTTCTGCTTGAAGGCCAAGGGCGATTCCATGATCGGAGCCAGAATCTATGACGGGGATATTGTGTTCATCAGAAAACAGGAAATGGTGGATGATGGTGAAATTGCCGCTGTCCTGATTGGTGATGAAGCCACATTGAAGCGTGTTCAATATAATCCTGAAGAAAACGAACTGTTGTTGTTCGCTGAAAATCCAAAGTATAAAACCATGCGTTACACAGGCGAAGAACTGAATCATATCAGGATTCTTGGAAAAGCCGTAGCCTTCCAAAGTGATATTCGTTGAAAGGGGGAAACCTCATGTTTGGGAAAAAAGAACGCTGTGCGATATGCGGTGAAAAACTTTCCTTTACGGCAATTCAAATCAACGGTGGTTCCATTTGTCCTGCTTGCAACCGTCTTTCCACCGGCTCCCCCTTGGCATCTGTGGAACAGGTGAAAAAGGCATGGGAAGAAAACCACAATCGTTTCCGTAACTTCAAACCCGGAATGATCATTTCAGATTTCGCAAGCGGCGTTTTGTTCATTGATCCTGAACAGAAAATGTTTTACCTGTCCAACAGTAAAAAAATAAAGCTGGAACCTGTTGTTTTCAAGTTCTCTGAAATCAATGCCTTCAAGATTGAACAGGTTGGACAGAAAACCATTACTAAGACAAAAGGCGGGATTGGTAGGGCCGTTGTTGGCGGGGCCTTATTCGGAACAGCCGGGGCCATCGTTGGTGCCACAACTGCCAAACAGGAAACGAAGGAAGTTGGTGGCGTTCCAATTTTATATGTTGATTTGTCCATCAACGGGATGAACACCACCGTTTCCATCTCCAACCCACCCCTGAAAGCCGCTGATTATCTTGAAAACGCCATGAACGAATAATCCTTCAACATTCAAGATCAAATCCCTTCTGGTTATATTTTTCATACTTCTTATATACTCTTTTTTTCATGTTTGAAGTATCTGCACTATCTTGAATGTTGAAGGATTATCCCAAACCGCTTGCCTTACCGGGCTTTTGGTTCATTCAACATCCATTCAAAATGCAAAAAAAAATGACCGCCCCCGGTCTTGCACACCGGAAGCGGTCAGGCGAAACAAACCCTTTTGAAGTTAATGTTTCAAACGCCTTTGAACATTATATCACATGGGGTTTAGCTTTGCCATACCCAATTTTGAAAGTTCAGGTGATATAATGCGAAATCCAAACGGGTATGGAACGGTTGCAAAGCTATCAGGCCAACGCCGCCGCCCATACATTGTGAAGAAAACCATAGGTTGGAATGACAAAGGCCATCCCATCTATGACATTATCGGCTATGCTGAAACCCGTGAAGCCGGGAACATCATGCTTGCTGAATACAACCGTGATCCTTGGGATGTTGACCGGGCCAAGATCACCCTTCAACAGCTTTTTGACCTCTGGAAAGAAAAGAAGGCCCCGAAGCTGGGTGAATCCAATCGTTCTTCCCTCTGTTCAGCGTTCAAGCATTGTTCAGCGTATGTGAACAAACCTTACAAGCAACTGCGATCCTACCAAATGCAAGAAACCATTGATGGTTGTGGGAAAGGGTATAGCACCCAAGCGGCCATCAAGAACCTGTGGGGCCACCTTGACCGGTTCGCCCTTGAAATGGATATAATAAACCGGTGCTTCTCCGAACTTCTGACTTCTGATCCAATACCGCCCACCAGCCGCCTTCCGTTCACCAACGATGAAATCAAAACGGTGTGGGAACATCAGTCTGATCCTTGGGTTGATACGGTTTTGATCTTGCTATATTCCGGGTGGCGTATCTCTGAATTTTTGAACCTGAAACCTGAAGATATAGACTTGAAGGAAGGCACGATGAAAGGCGGCACCAAAACGAAGGCCGGTAAGAACCGCATTGTTCCCATCCATCCAAAGATCAGGCCATTGATTGAACGGCGGCTTGCCGAAGGTGGCCCCCGGCTGATCAGCTACAACGGGAAAGTTTGCAACCAAACCCAATACCGGATATTTTGGGCGGATATTATGAAGGCCCTGAAGCTGAACCATACCCCGCACGAATGCCGCCACACCTTTGAAACCAAATTGGATAGCGCCGGGGCCAACCGGAAATGTATTGATTTGCTCATGGGTCATGTGTCCAAGGACACGGGAAACCGGGTCTATAATCATAAGACTTTGGACGAACTGAAGGCCACCGTGGAACTGATTCCATAGGGTTCAAACCGGTGAACATTTTAGGCCGCTGAACGCTGAACTATGCACACATTAGTAACAAGAAAACCCCGAACCCATGAAAAATCAAGGGTTCGGGGTTCGTCTGTTTTTATTATACCATAAATATTTCTACTCTGCAACGCTCTGAAGCACCCAAATACTGAACATTTCAGCCCTTTGAAGTTCGGTGAAATCGGGGTTATTAGTAACATAGTAGAAACACGCAAAAAAGGCCCTTCCAGCTTGAACCGGAAGGGCCTTTTCTCATGGTCAGGTTTTGGTGGCGTAGTCAAGGGAAATCCACCCGGCACCGCTTTTCAGTTTGCCCCACTTGGACGCACCTTTGCCGGTGCTTTCGGCCACGATGGTATAAATACCGGGTTGGATGTAGCCGGTTGCACCGTAGTTTGTGCCGGGGCCTTTACGGATATTCAGGTTGGTGATCTTCACCCGCACATGGTAAGGGGTCACGGTGGCCCCTGTGGTGCCGCCTGTGGGCTTTTCTGCGGCTGGGGGTGTAACTACTACCCCACCACCATTGGAAGCGCCCTGAAGCCTTCTGTTGACTTCTGCGGCAATCTCCCCGTGTCTGGAATAAAGATATTCCCCCGGACAGGCTTTGTTGGCGAAGTCACGATGAACGGTCATGTTGCATCCGTTCCGATGATTCACACGGTCATTCTTGTTCGTACTCCACACCAACTTCTTGATCCCGTTCCGCTTGCAAATATCCGTTACCAAATCCAACAGGGCCGCATAAGCCTTGGCGGTGACGGCGTAAGGGTGGGTGGTGTCGGAAGCAACTTCAATAGTGATTGCCCGGTTGTCATTGGTGCCGTTGCTGGAACACCAAGAACGATCCTTTTCATCCACGGAAAGGCCAATGGAACCATCCTTACCAACAACATAGTTGGCGGAACATTGCCGGTCTGTGGTGGCGAAATAATCACACCCCTGTTTTGCTGTCCATTGCCCAACGATACAATGAATCGTGATGGTGTCAATGGTATGGTTCCGGGGGCTGGTTTTGTTTTTCGTGATCCGGGTATAGGTTGCAAGGGGGGAATTACTCATTTTCTGTATCTCCTTTCACCTGAAGAATGGCCCTGAACTTGGTGAAGGCTTCTGTGATATACTTACAAGACACCATCAGCACAGCACCCACAATGACCAAATCTGCAAAGATTTCTGTGTATTCCTCCGGGATTGCCCACCCAAGCTGATCCGCATAAATGGGAAGGGTGGTGATTGCCACACACAGCAAGGTCAAGCCCACAACGAATGTGGCAACCTTCAGCCCGGAATTGATCATCTTCTGTTTGTCGAAGGGCTGAAGCAAAATCTTGATGTTGTAGTAAAGGGAAAAGGCCACATTGGACAGGTACGCACACAGGAAAATCAGCATGGCCCACCCAATATTGATCAGATTGTTCAAAACAGCGTTCAGCATGGTTTCAAATCTCCTTTGCATCGTTATAGATTTCCGGGCCATACAACTTCCGAAGTTTGATCCGGTTTTCGGCTTTGGCTTTGGAATAGTAAAACCCGGTTGCGGTTGCCAATTCAGCAAATATGGCGGGGATCAAATAGGCCAGCGGTTCAAGGTTTTCAGTTTTCCAAACCATGATAAGGGTGAAGGCCGTAACCCCAACGGTTACGGCCCCCACCACATACAGGATCAGCTTGGAAAACTCACGCTTTGGCTTTTTGGTTCGTCTGCTCATTCTTCCGGGGGATCGGTGGACAACTCCAAGAATTTTCTGTGAAGATCGTCCATCACCCCATTCACCCCCAAAGAATGATACTGCTTCCAGCAATTTTCAAAATTATCCCGTGCATAGATTGGGGCATAGCCTTTTTCGGAATACTTATTGAAATCGCTGATCATCTGCGCCCGAAGAAGGGCCTGAATACCGGCCTTCAAAGCCTTGGAATCCTCGGTGTTATGCTTGATTTGGCTCCACAGGTATTTGAATACTGCCAAAATCAAGGCGGGAACACCAATCAAGCACAACACCTGATAAATCGTCATGGCTTTTCCCTCCTATCAGGCCCCGATCAGGGCGGCAATATAGCGCAAATCCTCAACAGGGCCGTTGTAGAAGTCGAAGTTCCAAATCCAATGTTCTTCCTGATCCGGGCGCTTGTACTTTTGGCAACGGGGATCATCCCAAATTTTCCCCCACCGGGCATTGTGTCCGGGGGTCTGCTTCATCAGCGTTGCGGTGATCCGGTTCAGAAGTTCGCCCCTTTCCTCGCCCATGCCATCATCATTTTGGGTAAAGAAGTCATAGGCGTTTTGGCTGGTTACGGAACACACCGGAAGATCATTCAGAATCAAAAAACCACCCTGACCATTCAGGGTGGTTCCATACGGAATGTTCACTTGTCCGCAAATCGCCTTGAACCTTGCCCGTTTACGGCAAACATAGGTTTTATACTCCATCCGTGCTTTCCTCCCACCCGTACACACCGGGTTCCCACACATTGGAATCCACCGTGGAAATCCAATGCTTTTCCTTATGGCTCACCTTTGCCCCCTTGGAATAAGCGTCATGCGCTCCCACCGGTTGGCTCCATTCGGGCCATTCTTCAGCGGGATCACTCGTTTTGCTCCACAGGCTGGAAGCCGTGTCCGGTGTCCAATCCGCTTGGGAAGTATGGGCCTGAACGCACTTGTAAAGGGTTCCGTTATACCGGCGAATCTGCCCCACCGTGTAGCCAACAGGGAAAGCCCATTCAGCGAACAAATCAGCGTGTTCCGCCGCCGTTTCAGCGTCAATGCTCCCGGCTTCCGCCAAGGTGACAAAGACGATTCCACCGGCTTCTGTGGCTTTGGTGATCTCGGTTCCTGCGTCCGTTTCCTCCAAACTCACGGTTTCCAGTTCGTCCATAG